GCTGGAGATTAAGCGCCAGCTGCAGGCCGGTGGGAAGTCGGTGGCCAAGATCGCCAGTGACTTTGGTGTACACGTAACTACCGTCAACTGCATCAAGTGGGGCAAGACCTGGAAGCACGTCCAACTTCAGCAGGAAGTTACGGCCTGATGTCGATCCTCCCCGATTACGAGATTGTCTGTCTTGCTAAGCGGGGGCTTGTTCATCCGTTCGATCCAGAGCTGGTCAATCCGGCCAGCCTGGACGTTCGGTTGGGCGAGAACCTGATGATTGAGGACAAGGCGACGCCCGAGCTACAGCCGTTCTCCATTGCTGGGTGTACGAAGGAAGAACCGTTCATGCTCCAGCCACATGAGTTCGTGCTGGCGGAAACGCTGGAGCGATTCAACGTTCCAAACATTGTGGCCGGGCAGTTGGCACTCAAGTCCAGCCGGGCCAGGGAAGGTATTGAGCATCTGATGGCCGGTTATGTCGATCCCGGTTATTCCGGGCGATTGACGCTGGAATTGCAGAACGCTCGGTGCTTGCATCCGGTGCCACTGTGGCCAGGGATGCGGATTGGTCAGATTGTGTTCCACAAGATGTCACTCCTGCCCAATAAGGACTATTCGGTGACCGGGCGCTATCAGGGCGACCTCAAAGTTCAAACCTCAAAGGGCTGATGAACGAGTTCAACTTGTCGGTCGTGGATAACGTCAATCACCCCAGTCACTACACGGCTGGGAAGACTGAAGTGATTGACGTGTTGGAAGACTGGGTGAAGGCGGCGCCCGATGCTGTGCTTGGTGGCCTCCAATGGCAGGTTATCAAGTACATCAGCCGGATGTGGTTGAAAGCCAATGCGTATGAAGATGCGCGGAAGGCCCAGTGGTATCTGAACCGGCTTGTGAATAAACTCGCAGCTGAGGCTTACACCGAGAAGTGACAACACCGCCGAAAGGGCGCCGGTTCAAACCGGGTGAGGAAAACCTTCAAGCGATCCTGACCCAGGAACTCGTTAATAAAATGCGCCGGTTGCAGAAAAGCGGCTGGAGCTATTCACAGTTAAGCGAAGAGTTCGGTGTGGACCGGAAGCACGCTTGGCGAATTTGTAACAATCAAGCTTGGATCACCAATGAAGTTTTGTCCTAAGTGCGGGAATAAAACTTTCCGCATCACAGAAGCAAGAGCCCGGGAAGCTGTTGTCCGGCAACGGGTTCCAGCGATGCGCATTCGCAGAAGGTGTCTCACGTGTGGACACGCTGAGACTTTTTATGAGATTGATGCGCACCAGATGGAGCATTTTGAAAACCTACAAAGGTTTGAGGAAGGTGTACTCAAGTACATGAAACTCGATACCTTGAAGGGCGACGCTTGCTACGAGTGCATTCACTGGGATAGCAAGGGTTGTGCCATGGAGCTGCCTGAAGCTGGTGGTGCTTTTGCCCAAGACTGTTCACTTTTTCAGAAATCTTGATTTGTCATGAAGATCCCAGAGCTGCGGATTAACGAGCGCCGCTGCATTTTGTGTGGCACCAACACACCGAACCCGTTGTACTGCTACGACTGTTATTTCAAGACTCCCGCTGGACTGGTGGACAAGAAGCGGGAGATCATGCTCCAGAAGTACACGCGGATTGATGGTGGTGGGGAGTGCCGGTGCTGTGTGCATTGGAAGCACCGCTGTTTGCTGGGGATTCCGGAGGGTGGGACGCGGTATGCCGAAAATTGTCCCGCTAGGGAAACTGTCAATGTGTTAGAGTAGTGCGGCACCGCCCTACCAGGCATGAAAATTCTTCAAGGCATCGAGCACCTCGGCACGCTCGCTGACGCACAAGTTGTCGCGTTTGACGTTGAGACGACTGGCTTGCAGCCAAATCTTGACGGTCTTCGTTTGCTCCAGCTCGCTACATACGGGCAAGATCCTGTTGTCATTGACTGCTGGGATCTTGAAGATACTGACTGGATTGTGCTTACAGATTTCTTCAGTGTTGAACGCCATTGGGTGGCGCACAATGCTGTGTTCGATCTTGGTTGGCTGCAGGAACAAGACATCTACCCGGAAGGGCAAATCTTCTGCACCATGCTCGGCAGTCGTATCTTGACTAACGGCTTGGTCAACATCAAGCATGGTCTGCAGCATGTGGTTAGACGGTATCTGAAGGAAGAGATTTCCAAGGAAGAACAGAAGAGCGACTGGTCGCAAGACTTGACGCAAAGTCAGCTTGAGTACGCCGCCAAAGATGTGCTCGTGCTGCTGGAGCTGTACCAAAAGATTCAGCAACGAATGGCTGATGGGGCGTTGACTCCTGCATGGAATCTGGAATGTCGGGCGCTACCGGCGATGGCACAGTTGTGGCGAACTGGACTGCCGTTTAATAAGGACTCGCTGCTCAAATTGATTGAGGATCTTGATATCGAAAATCACGAGGTGGGCGAGCAATTTATCGAGGACTTTGATACGGCATTACCTAAGGAGGCCAAGCTACATCGTGGGCTTGACGGTAAGTTGCTGTACCAGACAAAGCCTGGCCCTAAAGGCGCAAAGGCAGATCCGACTGTATTTAACCTGAACAGCCCTGCGCAGCTATTGAAAAAGTTCACGGCTTTGTTGGGTAGGGCACCTATTGATATGAAGAATGAGCGTCCCAGTGCTAGTAAGTCAGCACTGCAGGAATACGTTGCTGATCACAAAGTTGTTGCGGACTACTTGAGGTGGAAAAAGATTGAAAAGAGGCGGCAGATGGCAGAAAGTTTGTTGAAAAATTACGCCGATGACGGTTTCATTCGCGCCAGTTACCTGCAATTGGGTGCTGACACGGGCAGGATGAGTTGCATGAGTCCCAACTTGCAGCAGATTCCGAGGGATCAACGGTTTAGGGCGTGCGTTCAGGCGCCGACTGGTTGGCAACTGGTTGTCGCGGACTACGGGCAGATGGAGCTGCGGTTGGCCGCTGCAGAAGCACAGGATCCTTTAATGACGGAAGTGTTCCAGCAGGGCAAAGACCTTCATACGATTACGGCGACGCAGATCTATGGGGTTGCCGAGGATGAGGTCACGAAGGAGCAGCGCCAGGTCAGTAAGTCGGCGAATTTTGGCCTTCTTTACGGCAGTGGGGCAAAAGGACTCCGTAACTACGCCGCAACACAGGGAATCCAGATGGATCTTATTGAGGCAGGTGAGGTCAGGCAGAAATTCCACCTTGCTTATAAAGGCATCTCCAAATGGCAGCGCGAAAATGCTCGACTTGCTGATGCGGCTAAGGGGAATCCATCTATCCGCATACGCATCTCGGGCTTGCGGCGGTTTTTACCGGGCGAGAACAACAAACTCACCACGCGCTGCAATACCCCAATTCAGGGAGCAGGTGCCGCAGTCCTCAAACTTACGCTTGGCAAACTGTGGCCGCTCCTTAAAGCCGACGGGGAGCAAGTTGTGCGCTTGGCCGGCGTGGTGCATGACGAGATCATCCTGCTCGTAAAGGAAGAGCACGCGGATGTATGGGCGCTTCAGTTACAAACTGTTATGGAGGAAGCGGAAGCAAAGTGGTTGAATTCCATTCCGCCGCTTGCTGAAGCTAAGGTCGGAAAAAGCTGGGATCAAGCCAAGTGACGGAACTCACCGAATACCGAGTGACCATGTGGCCGTTGCATGGACCAATGCACAACCTGTTCATCGAAGCTCCAGACGCTACGACGGCACAGGACTATGCGTTGCGGATGTGCCCGGAACAAAAGGTCATCGGTATTCGGCGAGTCAAAGACTTGATCACAGATGGAGTCTTATGAGTCGCACGGGCAGGGACCTCGTGCTGGCGTGGTTGTATCGGGAAATTCGTGCGGCGAAAACGGCAGATTTGCAACGTGCCGCCGCTTTTTTGGAGTGGGCGAGGGGGATTAGGAAGGGATGCACCAAGCAAAGAGGTGGCGCAAGAGTGGCGCAGGCTAATGCGTGGCGTAAAGACGTAGACCGAGATGTGAGGTGGTAGGTCTACTGTGTCTCACTATGCTATCGTGTAGGAGACTACAAGACGTGTGATGCCGCTCCAGCACGGGTCAAAGATTTACTGCCAGTTGTTGCTGGATTCCAATCGGTACAAGTTGGCTGAAAAGTTGGCCAGCGAAAAAGGCGTGCGGGTGACGGCCATGCTGCGCGAATTCGTTTATACGGCGCTTTGCGAGGCGCAGCCGGAGGAGTATGGCACTGCCGAGCAGGCTGATAAAGATGTCTGGGCAAGATCAGTCCAACGGCGGGTAGAGGGGCGAATGCGCTCCAAGCAAGCAGGAACTGGGTCAGAAACAGACGCATGAGACTCAGTCGTAAGTCGTCATAGTCTGATTGGGGCGGCTTATACTTACTAGGCTTACACAGTATTTAAATTCAACTGATGACTAGGTATGCGGTGATGGCGGGGGACCGGTGGGTCACTGCCATTTATGGGCCAGGGAAAGGGATTGGGGTGACGCGCACCAAGGAGGATGCGTCGAGTTGGTCAACGTATGAGCAGGCGTTGGCGGCGGCGCAGTCTGTTGCTCAATGCACCCACAGCTTTGTGGCTGTGCATAGCGTCGATGAACCTACTTATTCCGAGCGATGAACCAGCTGCAGTGGGAGCTTGATCGGGATCGCAAGCTCGGGGAGGGTGTGTCGCGCACCAGTGCAGAAAACGCGAAGCTGTTCGAGCTGCAGATTTGGTTGCCTGGGCAGGGGGCGATGCGTGATCTAGTTCGGGCAGAGTCGCTCCAGCAGGCGATTGAGTTTGCCAAGAATCGTTACCCGAATTGCCGGGTGGATGTGCCGCCGACAGCGGCCAAGAAACCTAAGCTGGCTCGGTCGACGACTAGCCCCAGCGTGGTGGCTAAGACTCGCAAGAAACTCGCGGACAAGAAATGAGCGTTCCAAAGGTCAACTTCACCAAGGCTGATGCCGAGATGGCTAAGGCTGCTTACTTGGATGAGCTGTTCTATAAGGACGGGCGTGACCAGCTCAGCCATCCGCTGCATGGGACGTACACCGGGCTGTACCAGAAGTACACGCTGAAGAATTAGGCGGAGTCGCGGTCCAGTCCAAATTGGTCGGCTAGGTTGTCCGCTGCTTCGCGGATGGCCCAGTCGGCCTTTGTGCGTTCCAGCTGGTGGAGGGTGTTAAGGACAAGGGCGGCTTCGAGGAGGCCGCGATAGTCCTGTTTA